CGTCTGCTCGACGTAGGTGTCGGTGACGATCTGGTCGGCGCGGTCATTGCGCCATTCGTACGTGCGAACAGGCAGCGTACCTTCGACGCGGAAAGTGATCTTGTCGCCGGCCGCACCCTTGAACTCGTCGAACGAGCGGCGTTCGACAGTCTTGGTGAGGATGGACTCTTCGCCGATAGCGACTACAGCAGCTGCTGCGATCTTCTCGGGCTTGACTACTGCGTGCTGACCAACGGCCATGCGATCTCCTAGTAATAGAGAAGCCCCGCACCATTAGGTACGGGGCTGAGCTTTTGTGTGGGGGACTAGTGGAAGTTCTGCGACTTCGCCAGCTTGACCAGGTCGGCCGGGTCGGCTTCGTCTGCAGACGTTCCCGGGTCGCGCCCGCCTACAGGAGGCAGGGGCGGCGGCGTAGGCGCCTCCGGTTCCACCGGAGCGACAGGCTCTGTCGGCTCGGTGATTTCCTTCGGCACGTACTTGGCGAGCTTGGCGGCGTGTTCCGCAAGGGCGGCCTCGTCATCGCCTTTGAGCAGCTCCGCGAGATCGTCCGGCAGCTTGTGATCCTTGATGATCTGCTGACGCACGAGGTTGCGGACTTTGCCGTCCCATTCGGTCTTGGCTGCCTCGAAGTCTTCGGCTGTCACAGCGCCCTCTAGGCTCTTGCGCAGGTCGTTGCGCTCGGTGCGGTAGCGAGCCGCTTCATTCCGGGCGGTGGTGACTTCTTTGGCTAGCCACTTGAACTCGTCGGGCAAGCCCGCGAGGGCTTCTGACGAAGGGGCTGCTGGTTCCTGCTCAATGGCGCCCGCCTGGGGCGCCGCGTTGTTCTCGCCTGACACATGTCCTCCTGGGACTTATGAAGTGGGTTGGTTGGCTCTGTCGCGTATCGCGCTGAGCTGGTCTCGCTGGCGTGCATACATCCAGCGGCGCCATGCGTTCATGGCGGCATTTCCCCCCAGACCCTTAGTGACAATGGGCCACTGGTCCTTGTAGAACTGGTTGTCTGCGGGAAGTTTTGACTGCAAATCCCATCGCGAAATGATGGTGCAGTGGCAGTTGTCGTGGAATTTGCGGACATCAAGAGGCCGGCCATCTAGGCCTTCCTCGAAGTTGCCGGCGTTTCCAGCGACGGTCGTGGCGCGCTTGGTCAGCGACCCCGTCTTCTTGGTGTAGACGAAGCCGCGAGAGGCGAGCATGGCGCAGAAGTGGCAAGGGTTGGGGCCGCATTTGCGTGCGAACATCTCAACCCGGCCGTCGTTGCTGATGGCGTCGTTAATGGCATCGCGTCCTGCGCTGATGCCATACTTGTCGACCTTGCCAGCGCCCAGTGAGCCCGCGTTGGCGTGGCTTTCGGCGGCTTTATCCAGCACTTGGTCCGGGGATAGCTCCTCGTCCTTGCGAAGCGCTGTAACGGCGGTCTGCTGCGTTCCTACGGCCTTGTCGGTGAGGAGCTGACCGAAGGCCTGCTCGACTTCCTCTTCCGTGAGGTCATCCAGCCAGTCGAACTCGTCAACTCCCACCGCGCTATCCCCGTCGCCGGAAGCATCTAGCAGGTCTTGGATATAGGGATCGAGCGTGGAGGTTTCGAGTGGGACGCGGCGCCGGTTCCCGGCCGCGTCGGCAGCCTGCAACTCTTCAAGCAGGCGGTCATACAGCCAGGCGCCCTCGGGATCAGTCGGCCGCTCGGTGTCGAGTGTAGCGACTTCGAGCAGCAGGTCCGTGTAGTGCTTCCGCAGCCCGCTCATGGTGATGGCGGACGGGTCGCTGCTGTATTCCGGCAGGCCGAGCGTGTGGCCTGTTTCGAGGGCGCGTGCCAGCTGGTAGTAGGACTGGCTCAGGCGCCTGCTGTAGCGCCTCAGGCCGAAGACGACGCGCAATGACCGGGCCAGCCAGCCTGCGGCCGTTACGGAGGCATCCAGCGCGCTGACGGTAGCCCAGTCGGCGAAGGCAAGGTAGGCGCCAATAATGCCCAGTCGCGCCTGTGCGGCGCGATGGGCTTCCTCGATGGCCTCTATCTCGCTAAGCGTTGCCACGCCGACTCCTCGTGGTGTTGTAGCCAGCCATGGCGACGCTCATGTGAGGATGAACGGGGCGCCCCGCCCAGCGGTCACTGGAGTCATATGAGCGAGTGGTCTCGCCACACAGTACGCAACGCCAGCGATGCCATAGGACTCGATGCCGCCACCAGCCGGGGCGACGGGCGAACCGATGCCGACATTTGCCGGCACTCTCGCTAAGCGTTGCCACCAAAGACCTCAGCTGGCGTCGGGACTGTCGGGGCCGCTGGCGGGCGAACCTGTCGGCGCGCTGCGGCTGTTGGGTCGGGGGCGTTGAAGGCGGCCTCGTGAGCCACGTCGTCAGCCATCTCCTCCCACTCCTTGATTTCCTGAGTGGTGGTGTTTGGCACGCGAGCCCACAGGGCGCGGCCAGGGATGCCGAGCATGGTGGCAGCCTTGCCGAGTCCGTCAACGACGGCGCCAAGCGTGTTGTCGCTCATGTCGCGCCAGCGGACCTCAGAAGTGAAGTCTTCCTCAGCACTCTCGCCGAGCTCCATGTCGATGGCAGCCAGCCGTAGCAGCGCTTGGTGAGAGGCGCCCCAGCTGGTCTTCAGCACATGGCCAAAGCGCATGGTCTGGGCCATTGCAGCCACCAGCGTTTCCGCTGAGAGGTTGCTCATGTTGCCGAGCAGCGAGTGGGGAGGCAGCTGGCCGATGACCGCGAACTGCTTGATGGCGGCCTCTAGCGCGGAGATGAAGCCTTCGAGCGGCGTCTCATCGAGCGTTCCGAACTTGGCTTGCGGGTCATCGGTTGTCAGCATCCGAGCCTGGGAGACGGGGATCGGCTGGTAGACCTGCCGACCGTCTGCATCCAGCTTGAAGCTGCCGTCCTCGTTCAGGACGGCTTCGCCGACCAGACCCGCCGCATAGCGAACCTTGAAACTTGAGAATGTCTGAGTGACCAGCAGGTCAAAGGCGGTCTGGTTGACGCGGTCCTGCACCGGAATGGCCGGCTCAATGACGCCGCGCACGGTGCCTTCGTCGTCAAGGGAGCAGACGTAGCGCACGACCGGGCAATGGCCCAGCTTATGCTCGACGTCAGTAATGACGCGGCGCTCCCCGCCGCCCTTCGGGACGGCGAAGTGGACGATACGCTCTGCGTCGTAGTAGACGAGGCGACCCTCAGTGCTGTTGGTGGGGTGACTGCGCCATGTCAGCGCGTAGACCGGGTAGACGTCGTTGACCGGGTCCGTGTAGTAGGCGACCGTGTCCTTGGTGCTGAGCAGCTTGAAGGTCGGCTTCTTCTTGCCAAGGTCTTCGAGTGCCACGTAGGAGGCGCCGTATGTCAGCGCGGCGCGGTAGATCGAGGTCTGCTTGGCCGCCATATTGTTGCGCAGCCAGGCGCTCCACTCCTTCGGGAACAGTTCACCCTCGCGACGGAAGCCGTCGACGAAGGAAATCTGCGCCGGGATACCCACCAGCAGGCTCATGAGGTTGAGCACTGCGCGCCTGCGCAGCTCGATGATCTCGGCCGTGGCGAAGGTGGGAATCTTGGGGAGCGTCTGGATTCCGTTGAGGTAGGCCTGATTGAACTCGTGCGCGCCACGGTCTTTGCTGATCGTGCCGAGCATCTGGTCGATGCGGTCCTTGAGGCCTTCTGCCACATCGACGGCGACCTGTTGGGTGGCGCCTAAGTTGTTGCCCTGTGGCAAGGTGTCTCCTAGATTTGCATGAGGCGTCGGGCGTACTGGCGGGCAGGCTGCTTGCCGGACTCGATGAGGTCATTCATGGCCATGAAGGCGAGCAATGCGGCTGCGAGGCCGTCCACCTTGCGGGGGCTCTCGGCGTTTTCTTTGGCGAAGGTGAGGCCGAAGCGGTTGCGGCGGCGCTTGGCGTTGAGCACGTGCACCTTTAGCAACCTGTCGCGGTTGTGGCGGATGCGCTTGTCGATGACCGCCTGCACAAAGGCTTCGACGCCGCGAGCGATCTTTTGCTGATTGCCGCGCATGTCGAAGCCGGTCGCTGATTGCGGGCTGGCCTTGATGAGGAGGATTTCGCGGTAGGCCTCTGACCAGTTGGCGATGTAGCTTTCCCATAGGGCGACGTCGGCGTAGAACGCCCGCACCTTGTATGTCTGGAAAGTGAGGTGAACCTCAGAGTCGACCTCGGCCTCATTGATATGCCAGCCGTCGCCTGCGGCGCCGTCAGGGCGCTGCCAGATGGCGAGGGGCACGAGGAGCTTGTCGCTGATTCTCATGGCCACAAGGGCCGTTGCGTCGTCAGTCTTGCCACCGTCAAAGCCGAGGGTGATCTCGTCATTCGGCTTCAGGTCAGCTTTGGTGCCGTAGGTAGCGTGCTCGCATTCGGCGCCACTCCATTCGGAGGGGCCAATCAGGGAGTCACTGGCTGCCGTGATCTGGTTGTAGAACATTCGGCGAACACGAGTCGCCGGGATGGAGCCGTCCTGCATCGACTTGACGATGTTGGGGATTGGCAGCCAGACCGCGTCGCCGCGTATCAGCTCGAGGATGAAGGGAGCCCAGTCCTTGGTGAGCGGGCTGTTGGCATTCGCCTCACGCGAAAAATAAGCCCAGCCTGACGACTCGTGGAGTCCGGCCCAGACCTTCTCTTGTGCCTCGCGGATGCGTTGCGCGACGCTGTCTTCACCAGGCTCATAGGCGTTGGTGATGCAGATGAATCGGCCGCCCGTCTTGAGGACGTTATAGGAGACCGTTTCATACAGGTCGACGCCGCCCCGGGAGGGCGTCATATGTTGCGTTTCATTGAACGTGACCCATGTGGGCCGGTTGCCTTCAAGCGAGCGACTTGAGGACGAAACGACCTCAAGTCGGCGGTTGCCGCCGTAGGCGTAGACAACTTCCTTCTGGACGTCGACATTGCCAAAGGCTCGCCTCGTGCGCTCCGGCAGGAGCGACGGGATCAGCGACATGGTGTTCTTGGTCTGGTCGCGGCTAACGGCTGCGATTTGCACCCAGGCTGCGGGGTCATCCTTGGCGAGGGGGTCGCCATTCTCATCCCAGTGCGAAAACTTGCAGGGGCCGATCAGGTGAACGATGGACAGTACGGCGGCCACGGGGTCTTTGCCGGCACCCTTAAGCGCCTGGTAGACCGCTTGGCGGTAGTTGAACTCGCCATCTGGCCCCACGCTGAACAGCCACAATATGAGGCGGCTCTGCTCCCCGGTGAAAATCCACGGGTCACCCTCGGGGGTCTGCAGCCATTCGGCGCACCAGCCGAGAACTTCCCAGCCGAGCGTCTTCTCGGGAAGAAGCCAGTTGCCGTCTTCGTCTTTTTGCCAGAGTGGCCCAATGTCTTCGGGCGGGAACAATTCGAGAGCCGCCTCGAGCGAGGGCTCAACCCCTTCGAGGTCAATCTCGGTTATCGTTCTCACCCCTTTGGGCATTAGGGCTTGGCGACGCCAAGCTTCGACTTATAGCCGTCAATCGCTGTGATGGATGCGGAGCGCGTGGCTTCCTTCGGCTTCTCCAGCTCGATGCGCATGCGGCGCCTGTCACCTTCGGTGGCGCCGAGCGAGGTCATCATGGCGAATAGCGCAGTGAGCATCTGCGCGCTGCGCCTGCTCGTCGGCGAGTTGAAGTAGTGGGTGAGCTCCTCGGCGACGATCATTGCCGTGGCCCAGTCGGAGCGTTCGTAGAACGCAGCGATGCCGGAGTCAGAGAGCGACTCGTACCACTCCTTGGCCATGTCGTGCCAGTGGTCCTTGACGGGGAATGGGTCACCGCCGTAAGCGGTGCCCTTGGCGAGCGACACGCCGCCCTCGTTCTCAGGCTTATTTCGCCTGGTCCGCTCTTGGTCCCTCTTGGGGATGGGGCCGGCCATGTCGCCTCCTTAGAAGCCCTTGTTTTTGGGTGGCCTCACTAGGCCTTGAATAGCCCCCGGAGTAGCCTCTACGGGGTATCTGAGCTGCGCTCGTAAGGCAGCCTGCGCGGCATTGCCCTCGCGACTGCTCTTTCTGGCGTGGTGCCATTTGCACAGGAGTTGTAAATTCGCTAGGGAATCATCATCTCCGGCGACCTTGTGGTCGACGTCAGTTCCGGCGTCCCAGCAGCGTTTGCCGTTCTTCTTGACGATCTCGCAACGGCCGCCTGCGCGCTCAATGACGACTTGCCGGAGTAGTGGCCAGTCGGAGGGGAGCCGCTCGCGGCGATTACTGGAAGTCCATCCGCCGCTCATGCGATGAAGGCGGGGTCGCTTCCGAGAATGCGAAGCAGTTCGTCGGTGTCGAAGCCTCCGAAGCGGAAGCCGTCGATCTCGACAACGGGTGACTGCAGGAAGCCCTGGGCCTTTAGCTCGGCGGCAATCTCGGGATTCTCCGGAGTGATGACGACGCTGTAGGCGCCCTTGAAGCCGTGTTTGTCCAGCCATCGGTAGACAGCCTTGCAGGGCTGGCAGGACGGACCGGTGGAGTAGACGGTGATGCTTGGAGACAAGTGAGCCCTCCTCGGGCGGTAAAGCCCTTGGTGCGGGGCGGTGCTTGTGGAATAGTGGCGCCATGTTCGCCATAGCGCTTTTTCTGGTGCTGCCCGTGCTTTGGCTGCTGTTTACGAACTGGCAGCTCGCCCTGCTTGGGCTAGGCGCCTTGCTGCTCGTGCGGATCGCGGCGGCAGGCGGGGGCGCGAGGCCCTGGACTGAGTCGGCGGCGCCCGCCGGTTACGTGCCGCGATGGAGTGTGAGCCGGCGACTAGAGGCCGAGCGCGAGCATGCTCAGTGGCAAGAGTGGTTCGACGCCGCGAGGTAGCGCCGCACTAGGTGGCTGGAGTGATGTGGCCGGCAGCGTGTAGTTGGGCGTGAATGCGGCCCGTTAGCTCGCCGATCAGATAGGCGATGCTCTCGTTGCCGCCGGTCATGTGCGCCCGGGCTCGTGAGTCCCAGTAGGCGCAGTCGCCGAAGTAGATGTGCACGGCAGCGTGAGTGGCCTCGTGGGCTATCGTGTCCGTGTCTAGCTGGCCGAGGTGGAGGCGTATGAGTGCCATATGCCGCATACTCTCGGGCGCCGGGAACGGGTAGCCGAAGCTGTGCGTAATGGCGCCCGTGTCATGCTCATTGACGGTCGAGCCGTAGGCTCGGGCTGCCGATAGCAGCGCCGCCTTGTCCGGGTAGACGTGCACCAGGACCGAGCGACGCTGGCCAGTAGCTCGCGACGTGACCGAGAAGCGCTCGAAGATCAAGCGCGGGGCGGCCACGACCAGTGGCCAGGCTTCGGCTCGAGCGAATATGGAACGCTCTGATTGAAGAACATTCCCGTTGGATTTAGGATCGCAAGGCTGACGGCGTGCCAGGTTTCAACAGTGCCAGTGGCCGTCTCAACCTGCTGAATGGCAGTGACGACCGCTGCCCGAGCTTCAGGCAGATACTCGCCACCAGGCGTGCCGTAGGAGTGGTAATGGACGATACGTCCGACGCTAGGCATCTGGGTCACTTTGCGGCCTTCAAGGCGGGCTGAGTGCGGAGCACTCGTGCAATGTCGGGAGCGGAGTAGTCCGCGCCCTTCTGAATCTTGCTCCCAGCGCCAGCGGCCGGCGTCTTGGTGTCGTTGCTGCGGGCGATCTCAGCTAGCACCAGGTCGAGGTCGATGCCGTGGCGGATGGCTGCCGAGTAGGCGGTCCACACGATGTCGCCGAGTGCATCGGCAATCTCGACGATGTTCGGCTGGTGGCCAAGGTCGCCGTGGCTGTCGATAGCGAATGTCGCATCAAAGAACTCGGAGAGTTCTTCTTCGATCAGGTCATAAGCCAGCGACGCTTCACTGATCGGAATGTGACCAGTCGGCGTGCTGCGAATTGGGTGGCCGTACTTCTCATGGAAGTTAGTAACGGCGGTCTGTATTGCAAATGGCGAGAATGCCATGGTCTCTCCCTCCAGAGAATTGCTAATTACTTGATGCGAAATAGGCGCTTCAATTGCACCTTGAAATATGCAATTGCAAAGTACCAAATGAATTTGTACGTCAGCATTAGTCATTCCTCTCGAATGAATTGCGAATACAGCTAGCAGGTGAATAGAGGTCCGAGATTCCAGTCCCAAGACTTAATCACCCGCTGCGCTGGCTATTCAGGATTCGAACCTGAGACCTGGGAGTTAACAGCTCCCCGCTCTTGCCATCTGAGCTAATAGCCAATGCGAGGGTTCCATTACCGATGTTTACCCACAACCCATACAGAGCGGATGCCGGGAGTTGCACCCGGCCAGAGGCTGCGGCACTCTAGAATTCCCGCAGCATGCCATGTCTCATGTCCGCATAGTGCCGGCGTCATCACGACGAGAGGCGTTGCCCGTATCGCTGGGCTGCGAGATAGGTGTTACCAGCCTTTCAACCAGAGGTGACTATCTTGGCTTTACGACCAGGCGCTTCGCGCTGGTCTAAGCGATCTTCTCCGCGCTGAGAACTGCGTCTAGCGGGGCGGCAAAAAGGAACTTGCCATCGGCATCGGTAAGGATGATGGCACCATTCACAATCTCGCCTTCGGTCACGCCGTCAACGAATGACGGTTCCTGCAGCGGGTCGCGGTAGCGAACCAGCGTGAGCGGCTCGCAGGTGCATTCTTCGACGGGCGATTCTTCGGGAGCAGTAACTGATTCCATGGTGATTCCTCTCAACAAAAAAGCCACACAGTGGACAACTGAATGGCGAGCACGGCGCTAGCCGGAAGTAGACACCTGCAGCGGCCGGGAGCACGCACCATTGCGCTGCTCCGCAGGCGCCGCTGCAGGATGGGGTTGCTAGCTAAGGACGCGGCCATTGGCCGCCCATGTGGCGTAGCAAGTAAACGCCAGCGGGATTCAACCTGCATGCCTGGGAAGCTACTGCGGAGAGGGCGCAGGTCCAGCAAGCATTGAGCAGGGAATCAACCGCTGACGGGTTGGGTGGGCCGTCGGCCCCGAAGGGGTTGAGTCGGCCGGTGGTGATTGCAATGGGAGTCAGCTTGCAATGGCTGAGGAATGAGAATCAGTCGAAAGTGACTAGCAAGCGAAAGGCGAAGCCTTGAAGCTTGCTTAGTAGAGCAGCCTCTCGGGCTTACGCCCTTCGGCTGCTACTAGTAACTAGTTGCATGTTGGATTCAACTAGCAAACAGGCTTGTGAACTTCGTTCACCGCCTGTTGAACTTTGCATGCAACCGGCAACTACCTAACTACTTAACTACCTAACAATTATGAATGGGTGTCAGAATCCCGGAAACCCGACATCACCCTTGGTAACGAGTTGGTAACGGTTGAATATAGGCTACGATCAGCCCATGAAACGCCCCTCGCCAGCCGCCGCTGCGACTCTCCTGCTGGCCGCCTGTTGCCTCGCTGCGTGCAGCGCGCCGAAGGCGGCGCCCTCGCTAACCGTCACCTCCGTCAGCGCCTCAGAAGCGAAGGCAATCGCCGACCAGTTCTGCGCCGACCTGGCGAAGATGACCGATGCCAAGGCCGTCGAGCGGATGGCTGTCCGTGCCAGCGAATCCGGCCTCTCGAGCGCCGACCAGGGCGCCATCGTCGACTACGCCGGCAAGGTCACGTGTCCCGAGCAGTTCTGACCACCTCTCAATGGCAGCTGAGCGGCCTTCTATGGCGGCTCTCGCGGCCTCGTAGGCATAAGCTGGGAGTGAGTGCCCGAATGGGGGTAGAGGCGCTC